ACATTTACTGGTGATGTAACAGGTTCGGGTAATACAGGTAGCTCAACAGCGTTGACTATTGCTACCGGTTCAGTTACAAATGCCAAACTAGCAAACAGTTCTGTTACAGTAAACGGAACTGCAATTAGTTTAGGTGCATCTGGTACAGTAACAGCCGCAGCTGGTACATTAACTGGCTCAACATTGGCTAGTGGTGTTACAGCATCGAGCTTGACCAGTGTTGGTACACTTGGATCTCTAGCTGTCACTGGTGCAATTACTGGTGCTTCATTCAACTCGATCACAGGTTTGTCATCAACAACACCAGCAGCGCTAGGTACAGCGGCAGTTGGTACTGGAACAACAGCGGCCCGTGCAGACCACGTTCACGCTGCTCCTACTACTGTATCCGGTAATGCCGGTACAGCCACTACTCTACAAACAGCACGTAACATTAACGGCGTAAGTTTCAATGGTAGTGCTGACATCACAGTAACAGCTGCTGCAGGTACACTATCTGGTTCAACATTGGCCAGTGGTGTTACAGCATCGAGCTTGACCAGTGTTGGTACATTAAGTGGCTTAACAGTTAGTGGTACAACCACAGTTCCAAGCATTACCAAATCTGGTACCAATGGTTCTGGTGATATTGGTCAAAGTAACAACACATTTGCCACAGTATATGCTACAACATTTAGCGGTGTGTCAACTACAGCCAAATACGCTGACTTGGCAGAGAATTATCAAGGTGACAAGACTTATGCCCCAGGTACAGTGGTCATGTTTGGTGGCCAAGAAGAAGTTACTGTGGCCGATGCAGACACACGTGCAGTGGCAGGCGTAGTTTCCACAAACCCAGCTCACTTGATGAATGGTGGTCTAACTGGTGCCAACGTGGTTCCTGTAGCACTACAAGGTCGTGTACCTTGTATGGTTATTGGCCCAATCAAGAAAGGCGATATGTTGGTTGCAGCAGGTCATGGCTATGCTAAATCTAGTGCTAACCCACAAATGGGCCAAGTCATTGGTAAAGCATTGTACGACTTCCCAGGTACCAGCAAAGCTGTTATTGAGGTAGTGGTTGGTCGCATCTAATACTGACATTCAGTAGTAACAAAAGGGCCCTATGGCCCTTTTGTTTTATGCAATAAATACTAAATGATACAGGAAAACTGGCTAGAACACTAATTCCAGTCTGAGAGCCATAAATACAATATAAGAATCCAAGGATCGTTAAAATGCAAATGCTAAAAGAAATTTATCGTGCCACATACGGCGGAGAACACATTGTTTCTCAACTGACACTCAAAGATGGTAATTGGGAAACAGAAACTGAGTTTGTACCAAACAGCGTGTTTACTACACACACCACTGGTCAAGCCGTGGCAATTGGCAACGGGCAATCACGCTTGGAATTTGATCTAAGATACCTAGCCAGTCACAAAGGTGGTATCCTAGGTGAAAATCGTTTGCAAACTTACGGCTGTAATGCTCTATACAGAGATTTTACTCCGGACTTTTTAGTGGCAGTTGGCCCTGATAACGGTGGACCAAAGGACATTGTCAATGAAATAGCAGCCAGCGGTTATGCTGATAACAATATTGTTTATACTAATACCTTTGGTGTAGTCAAATACCCTGGTAAATTTTATCTAGTGCCACAAAACGTACATTATGACAGCGGCGCATTAGCGGCTTACTTGGCCTGTTTTGATGGACATAGAAAAGTATTCCTAATGGGCTACGACAATTATGTACACGATCAAGCATCATCCAGCATCTATATTGGTACAAATTGCTATCCAGACACAGAAATGTTTAATGGCGCATTTTTTGAAAGAAGTTTGACCATGGTTATGACAACATACCCATCAGTTGAATTTGTTCGCATCGTGCCAACTAATCAAACTTTTTGTCCAGAAGCCTGGCAATCTTTATTGAACTACAGACAGATCAGTTTTAGAGATTTTATTATTGAAGCTGATATTGGTTAATTCAAAATTGATTCTAGTGTTTTAATTTTCTTTTTAACAACATTAAAACTGAAACTACGCCACAACCCCGGATGCAACGGGGTTGGGTGATCATCTAACGTAACCCAACAATACCCTCTATGTTCGTTGTTTAATACAGGAACAAATTCTTCGTTGACTGTTACTAAGAATGTATAATAAACAAATTTTTGATTGTCTGCGGTAAATGTTTCTAACGGAATAAATTTACGGTTGGTATAGTCCTGCCCTACTTCTTCCTGTATTTCTCTTACCAGTGCGTGTATAACAGTTTCTTCCGGTTCAATTTTTCCACCGGCTATGCCCCAACTGCCGGCGTGCCGACTTTTGTTTCTCAACAAGAATAAATAGCGGTGAGTATTTTTTGCATAGATCAATGCACCAACACCTTCAGAACATTCCTTCATTATGGTACCAAACTCCACATACCAGATTTGTAAAAACCTTCGTAACTTTTGACCCAATTGGTTCCGTTCCAGCAGTACTGTACGGTAGTTTTCAGATTGGCCACATAATGTATACCTGGATTATTTTGGCTATCAAATGCCACGTGCCAATAGTTGCCATTCCACTCGATAATGTCGTTGGCATTGGCTATCAAGTTTGTGCCTGGTGTGCCGCGCCAAGCTACAGCCGGGTCAGTATTGGCTTCGCCAATTGGATTTAAAATCAAGTATCTAGTACCAGTGGCAGGATTCAACAAATGCATCTGTGCCACATTTACAGTCATTGGGTCGATGATAGCATCCACTGGTGCCATGGTGTTGGCCGGCAACGTGGCCGGATCGGGTGTAAACAATAATTGTGTGTCATCTGTAGGACTGTAAGCAACAGTACCTACCATTTGATGTAATCCAGTTGGACTATCGAAAGTCAATCTAATTTGGCTAATACCATTGGTCAGTCGACCGTATAAACTGGTTAGGCTGTTCCATTTAACTGTTTGACCGTACACATTACCATCACTTTCAGTTGCACCGTGTCTGTACAAGGTCAGTGAATTACCAACAAACAACACTTTGTAATCCATTGGTGTAAACTGTTGACGTGTAACTAATCCTTGCAGGTTAACCAATACTTCTTCGCTCAATGCACCTTGGTCGGTGTAGATGCTGGCAACAATTTGCGATACAACTCCGCCTTTTTTAACTTTGGCCGGCAAACTGATCCAAATTGGCAGTTCAAATGTCAGGGTGGCCACATCAATTGATTCTTCAGAACCCGACGGTATTGATCGGTTGGTGTAATCGGTATTGGTCAACAGTACCACACTCAAACTGGTCCAGTCAATGAAGTTGTCGTTGCTTTGTATTTCTAAACCGGGATTAAACAAGGGAATAATTTGTTCAAGTATCTGATGTTTTTGTTCGGTGTTGCTGGTCCAAATATCCAACTTTATTGTTAGCTTGTATGGAGCCGGCATCATACGATCCACTGTGTACAGGCCACTGGAACTGGATTCATACGATTCGGTGACTTCGTTGTAGGCTCTTTCGTTTACTCTAATAGACCCTTCGTGGTATGGATTTTGTACTCGGTCACGATCGTAAGTTAACCCAGAAATATAGCAGGCCATGGCGGGAACAGAGTTCAAACTATTTTCACTATTGCCGCGTAAGATCATTGCGGCCTGACGACTGACATCACCGTAGTACACAGGCACAGTTTGTAAAGTATGATTTCCGTCAGAATTTTTACCAAACTCTACCTGAAAGCCTGATACCATTCTAATAAATTGAATTACAAATCGACGTATTTGTCCGTCGTAGCTAAATTGTACAGCCATTAATTATCTGCCTTGGGTTTTAGTGCCCGACTCAATGCTTGTCTCTCGTTGTGGGAAACGCCTTGCGAGTCGGTGTAGGTCCTAGTATTATTTACATAGGTCATACGTTGTGTGCTAGAATCTTCGCTCGGAGTGATATTGGTTCTAACTTTGTCTTCAATTTTGATCCAATTTTTACCATTAAATCGGAACAGACGATTTGGCAAGTAATCTAACCGCAAGAAGTAATCACCTTCATTTGGGCGTGCTGGGAATGATATACCAGCACCAGTAGGAATACCATTGGGGGCCAATCCATCGCCCGACAGATAACCTTCAATTTTGTAGTTGGGCGAAGGCAAACCTTGATCCGCAGTTACTACAGAATTGTCCGCAGTAACAACATTAGTATCGGCCCTGAGTGGATCACCGACCGGTCGGCCATCTGTGTCAAAGGGTGTAGTATAGAGTGTGCTGGTATCGTAGCCAGATTTTGGAACATCTGTTTCGGCCTGAGTCACAACAGCTTCGTTGATGTTTATATATTTGTTGTAAGTACTTAATATCTGTCCAACTGGTGAATCTGTAGCAGGCCCTGCTTTGACCTTGTCTAGTATGTCTTTGTACTCCTGGCTGTCTACCAGTGGATTAAGTTTAACTCGCCATAGATGTGGCCACCAGGTCGGACTGAAGCCTTCGGCAGCAAAACTTGCATCACCTACCACATAGTATCTTTTCAATGCAGCTGGAACATCGCCATCTAGTGCATCGTAATCTTTAAGATGCTGTAATTCCAACACATCGCCGGCTATCAACTTGCGCCCTAACATATCAACCATATCACGCAGATGAAACACCATGAAGATTGTACCAGTTTGTAAAAACAATCCAAATTGACTCAGGTCAAAGTCTTGATCTCCGCGTTGGTATATACCACGCATTTTGTACACATCTTGATCATACTTGCGGTCACGATTTTCTAACCATAGCAGATCCTGAATATTTTTTTCACTTTGATTTAAGTAATCGGGTTTGGTAGCATCTGTACTGCCAGTTTGTTCAATTGGGCCTAGATACTTGTTTACCAGGATACCAGTACCGCCAATGGTAAACATTTCGCTGATACGGCGATCTATAAACTTGAAATCGTTTGAATGAGCACCGTCTTTCCAAAGACTTAAACGCGGCATATCTAATCCCTATATTGTAGTATTTATGGGTTTGTTGTACTAAGCTCACAAGTAAATTTGGGCTATTTTGCAGGTTGACTAAATATTACCAAAATGCTATACTACTATATGATACTAAAGGAGCAGTCACAGTGAAACTCAACGGTAAAACAGTCAGGACCAAAGCCAAAGTTCAACGTAATCCCCTGATGGTGGACGAAAAGTACACTGGTGAGGAACCAGTTTGGGACACTGAACGAGCATTGGACTTTGATGATGCCACTTTTGATCATCATTTGCGTCGTGCTTTTTATTACTACAATTATTTTTACAACCAAAAAGATTGCAAGAAATACGTGGTAGAGTGGATGAAAACCGCCGAAAGTGGGTTCACCGCGGCCGATGTAAAAACATTTAGTCGTAGCCCAGATCGTGCCATTGAAATGACGGCCTGTAGTCTTGTAATGGCACATCGCCAAGGTATGCCGTTCCGTGGTCGGTCATTGACTTATCTTAAAGAATCTATTGCTCGTGCAATCAACAGCACAGCAGATGAAGTGGAAGAAGTTGCAGTAGAAGAAAAGCCCAAGGCCTATGTTCCTACTATCCAGGACCGTATGAATGAAAAAACATCGGAAGTTATTGGCGAACTTGAAGGACACTACGACGAATTTGTCACCAACAAAAAATACATATTCAAGCCTTACGATTTTTTAGTTACCAACAACGTACCACAAAGCCAATTGAGCAAGTATGAAGAATTGTTTCAAAAGCGATTTGACGAGCTCAAAGGTGCATACGAAAAAGCAGATGAGCAATTGACCGAAGGTTACAGTCATATGAAAGCCGCCGACTTCAAGCGTGTGTTTACATTTATTGATCAAATCTTAAACGACATTATACAGTATCGTGGCCTAAAGAAAGCCACTAAGAAAGTACGAGCTCCAAAAAGTGTCAGCAAAGAAAAAGTAGTCAGCAAACTCAAATATGCCAAGGAAGACAAAGTGTTGCGTTTGGTCAGTATTCCGCCAGCAGATATCATTGGCGCACAAGAACTATGGGTTTATAACAGTAAAACACGCAAACTGGGCAAGTATGTAGCTGACAGTTTGCAAGGACCCTTAAACGTCAAAGGAACCACCATTACTGGCTTCGATACTGCTAAAAGTGTTACCAAAACACTCCGTAAACCCGAGGAAAAGCTCAAGGAGTTTGCCAAGGCTACCAAGATACAATTACGCAAGTTTATTGAAGAAATCAAGGCCACCGAAACAAAACTCAATGGTCGTATAAGCGCAGATGTGATATTGTTGCGAGCGCAGTAAGTGGGTCGGTACTCGGTTGTATGGAATAAATACTGTATAACGGAGTAATCAATGTCCACACCATATCCTAATGCAGTAACCCCGGAACCAGGGTACGATGCACAGAACAACATAACAGCACGAAGCCTGTTCAATGCCAACACAGGATCACAGTCTGGGCCGCATATTGCATTTGGTGGCAATCCCGAAGTAACATTCCCTGGAGTAACAGACCCCAATTGGCAGTATGGTAACACCACTGATTCAATGCGAGCCAGCATTGTTGACTACATTCGTTTGCGTTTAGGCGACGGCATTGTTGATGTGGAACTGGACAAAGAGCATTACGAAATGGGTATTAATCAGGCCTTGATCAAGTATCGCCAAAAAGCACAAAATTCAACAGAAGAAAGCTATTGCAGTTTGCAACTGCTTCCAGAAACTCAAGAGTACATACTGCCTAGAGAAATACAAACAATTAAAGCTATCTATCGCCGCGGTATTGGTAGCGTAATGGGAACCACAGCCAGCCAATTTGAACCATTTGCAAGTGGCTACTTGAACACATATATGTTGGTAGCTGGTCGTGTAGGCGGCCTAACCAATTACGAATTGTTTGTTGATTATCAGAAATTGGCCATGCGTATGTTTGGTGGTTTTATGAACTTTACATTCAACCCAGTCACAAAGAAACTGATCATTGTTCGTAAAATGCCCTGGCAAGGAGCACACCCACACTTGGATCAACAAGAAAGCGTACTGCTACAGGTGTTTAATACCAAACCAGATCAAATGATCTTCAATGACACCTATGCATTTCCTTGGATACAAGAATATGCCTACAGCTTTTGCAAACGTATCCTAGGCGAAGCACGTAGTAAGTTTAGCCAAATTGCTGGCCCACAGGGCGGTGGCCAGTTGAACGGCGATGCTCTTAAACAGGAAGCACAGGCCGAAATGGAAAAGTTAGAAGATGATCTCAAAACCTATGTGGACGGAAGCCAACCATTAACTTGGGTAACAGGTTAATTGACAAACTAACTAAATTATGTAAAAATAGCCCTTATATATTGAGGGCTTTTTTATGATTATTGGTGTATGCGGGTTTATTGGTTCAGGTAAAGATACTATTGCTGATTATTTAGTTGGGTTCCACGGGTACAGGCGCGATAGCTTTGCTGGCACACTTAAGGATGCAGTGGCTGCGGTGTTTGGATGGGACAGGGAACTACTAGAAGGTCGCACACCTGAAGCCCGCGCCTGGCGCGAGCAGGTTGATGCTTGGTGGGCCAATCGATTAAATATGCCCAATCTAACTCCACGCTGGGTACTGCAATACTGGGGCACTGAAGTGTGCCGTAAGGGATTTCATGACGATATCTGGATTGCAGCCTTGGAAGCACGTCTGAGTCGGCGTAGCGACAATACTGTTATCAGTGATGTGCGTTTTCCCAACGAAATAGCTAGTATTCGTAATGCTGGCGGCAAAATTGTCTGGGTCAAGCGTGGAGAATTGCCCAGCTGGTGCATCATGGCAGTCAAAGCAAACAGTGGTGATATTGTGGCTCAAACCAAACTTAAAGAACTTGGTGTACACGTTAGTGAAACTGCCTGGGTGGGTACTGATTTTGATTACGAAATTGACAACAACGGTACCATTGAAGAATTGTATACCAGCATTAAAAATCTGGTACAATCGGGCTAGGTTTCCAGGGAAGATTATTACCTAGTAGTTCTGCTCGACAGTTGGCACAAACTGTTTTTAAATTAAACGAGTTGCAGTTTTTTAAATTACCGTCCACGTGATATACAAATAACTGCTTGACAGGTAACTTGGCAAGAAAGTTACAAACTTCACATCGCTCTTTCTTTTTGTATCCAGCAAGTACCCATCTTGGTCGTTCTTTCTTGAGTTTGCGGCCGTTGCGTATACAGGCCGAACAACTGTTACGATAATGAGTAATCCCATACTTGACATAGTTCACTGCCACAAGATTAGTGTTGCATACAGGGCATAAATCGCGTTTTAGCATACACTTATTTAAGCTAAACCTTTGCAAAGGCTCCGAATAGATCCAAAATTTTCTCCTTTATTATAAATAACTATAACGCAATTTAAAGGATAAAAACCATGGCACTAGTTTCTCCAGGAATTAATATTTCCATCAACGATCAGAGTCAATATGTTAACAGTAACATTGGCTCGGTACCATTTGTATTATTGGCTACAGCGCAAAACAAAACATACAATGGTCAACTTGCTACAGGTACTACCAAAGCCAACGCAGGTAAACTGCAATCATTTACCAGCCAACGAGATTTAGTAACAGCAATGGGAACACCGTATTTCCAGATGAGTTCTTCGGGATCGATGGTCAATGCCAGTGAGGTAAGTGAATACGGTTTAATGACAGCGTATAGTGCATTGGGCTTAGGTAATCAACTGTATGCAATCCGTGCTGATATCGATTTGAATGAATTGGTAGGTACTTCAGTTCGCCCAGTGGCCGTTGCCGACGATGGGGCAGAATGGTTTGATTTAAAAAATACCGTCTGGGGTATTTACGAACTAAATCGTGCTACAAGTCCAGCCGGTTTTGATCCAGTTTTGCCATTGCAATTAACAGACCCAACCCAGGTAGTAAACGACAGCTCTACCTATCCTAATATTACAGTTCCGACTCCACGTACATCAGTTGGTTCGCTAGGAGATTATGCATTGCCATTGGTCACACAAAATGGCAATGCTGCAGCTACAATTCGTTTATTTTACAAAGCACAAAAGATTTCAACCAAAGGCTACAATGCCCAGTCAAATGCAAACAACTGGGTAATGGTTGGTAGTCCTGATTGGCAAAGAGCTGTGCCGGCTGCAGTTTCTGCTGGTGCTATCAGCGGCACCGTGGGCGGTACACAAGGTACTGATGTACGATTGATTATCAATGGTACCCCCATTACTGCCACTGATTTAGGTGGTAATAGTGCTACACTATCGGCCACTGTTCTTGCCGCAACAATTAACAACAAACGTATTCCGGGTGTGTTTGCACTAGCAGCTGGTAATCCAAGTCTGATTTATCTTTTTGTTACCAATGAATCATCAAGTTCTGGCGGTGCAGCCAACGGTGCAATGACAGTCGGCGGTGCGTTAGGTGCTGACACAGCATCAGGTTTGCGTATTACTGGCACATACAATGCTCCATACTTGTTCTACGGCAACTATGCAAGTGAACCTGCAGGTGGTTGGGGTGTTTCTGCTAGCGATGCCAAACCACGTCCATCGGGCAGCGTTTGGTGGAAAACCAGCGCAGTTGGCAATGGCTTTGACCCAGTGGTTAAAAAATATAGCCAAGCAGCTGACCGTTGGACACAATTGACAACTCCAATATACCAGACCAATGCAGATGCATTGGCTCAACTTGATCCAGTCAACGGTGGTGAAGCAATTACCCCAGGAACAAGTTTCTTTACCAGTACACCACAAGATGGCACATACAATAGTTTACGTTTAAATACTACACTAAGAAATGGTGTTACTTATATAACTGCTGGACAATTTGACCCAAGCGGTGGGATTCAAGGTACAGAATCATTTGCAATTGGTGCTTCAGAACCAGGTAACGCAGTGATTCCTACTTATACCACAGTCACATTGGCTGGACGTACTGCACAAGACGTGGTAACAGCTATTTTATCTTCTGGTATTCCGTACATTTCTGCAGCAGTTACTTCATCTGGTGCAATACAAGTATCACACGCAGCTGGTGGTATAATTTTCTTACAACCAGTTACTGCTGGTATTTTAAGTCTATTAGGTTTCAATGCCGGCTCGGGATCTAATTTTACAGTTAGCGCAACAACTGGTTTAGTAACAGGCACAAATCTTGTAAACAAAACAGCAAGTGTAATTTTCAGTGCAAGCGAGCCATACAACCCACCGATGGACGGTACATATTGGTACTATAGTAATCCAACAGAAGTTGATATCCTAATTAACACAGGTACTCAATGGAAGGGTTACTTGGTTGCTGGCACAGACATTCGCAACTTCAACTTGACCAATACTGATCCAAACGGTGTTATTGTAAGTGCCAGCAAGCCTGTGGCACAAAGTGACAGTACTCCATTAAGTGATGGTGACCTATGGTTGGATACTGGTGACTTGATCAATTATCCAAAATTAAGTCGTTACAACACAAATACTGGCAAGTGGTCTGCAATTGACAACACTGACCACATAAGCAGCAACGGTATCATCTTTGCTGATGCACGTTGGGACACAAACGGTCAAAGCAATGTGACATCTGACGCATTGCCGTCGATCACAAGTTTATTAAGCAGCAACTATGTTGATTTAGATTGTCCAAATCCAACATTGTATCCACGTGGTATGTTGTTGTTCAACACACGTCGCAGTGGTTACAACGTTAAGAAATTCCACGAGAATTATTTTAATAGCACAGCATTTACACCAGAGCCAAACAACAACGGCTTCCCAAGCACATTCCCAACAGTTAGAAACGCCTGGGTAAGTGCAAGCGGCCTTGACGATCAAGAAGTGATGCACGCCGGGTCAGCTGCTCAACGTGCTATTGTTGTAGCTGCAATGAAAGGCGCCGTAGACAGCAACTTTGATGTGCGCAGCGATGTGTTCTCTTTTAACCTGTTGGTTGCCCCTAGCTACCCAGAATTGATTCCAAATCTAGTTGGATTAAACAACGATCGTGCAAACACAGCATTTGTCATTGGTGATACTCCAATGAAATTGGAAGCAAAAGCAATCAGCATCACTAACTGGAACAACAATGTAGACGGTAAAGGTCTAGCAACAGCTGACCCATACCTAGGTGTTTACTACCCGTCTGGTCGTACCAACGATTTGAATGGCAATACTGTTGTGGTTCCTGCAAGTCACGCAGTATTACGTACATTTATGTATAACGACAATGTAAGCTATCCTTGGTTTGCTCCAGCTGGCGCACAACGTGGTCTAATTAGCAATTTAAGCGACATTGGTTATGTTGATGCTCAGTCAGGCGAATGGGTACACAACTCAATTAATCAAGGTCTACGTGATGCATTATACACACAGCAGATCAATCCATTAACACAATTGCCTGGCACAGGTCTAGTTGTGTGGGGACAGATAACTAAGAATCCATTTACCAGTGCAAGAGACCGTGTAAACGTAGTTCGTCTAGAAAACTTCTTGCGTACAGCATTCAAGAGTGTGGCCAACGGATACTTGTTTGAACCAAATGATTCTCAAACAAGAAAATCTATTCAGAAGCAAATTGAAAATGCTCTACACGATGTTCTAAGCAAACGCGGTTTATACGACTTCTTGGTAATCTGTGATACAAGCAACAACACTTCAAGCACAATCAGCAACAATCAATTGTACGTTGATGTGGCTATTGAACCAGTGCGTAGTGTAGAGTTTATCTACATTCCAATCGCAATTTACAATCCTGGTCAGATTGCATCAGCATAAGTTAACAATAAATAAGAGTACTAGGAGAATAATATATGGCCGTAGCAAATATGAGTAAATTTACAGTCCCAGCACCAGATGGTGGTAGTGGACTGTTGATGCCAAAGTTACAATATCGCTTTCGTGCGATATTTACAGGGTTTGGTTCCGGGGCAGGACAACTGTCAGACCTAACACGTCAGGTATCAGATATCAAGCGCCCAAACGTAAACTTTAATCCAATCACTATTGATGTTTACAACAGCAAGGTATACCTACAAGGCAAACCGGAATGGCAAGACGTTACTGTTAACCTGCGTGATGATGCTACTGGTGCTGTAAGTAAATTGGTCAGCGCACAGGTACAGAAACAGTTTGACTTCTTGGAACAACAAAGTGCTGTGTCTGGTCTAGACTACAAGTTCACATTGGAGTACGATATGCTGGATGGTAGCAATGGTACTGCCCAGCCAACTTCATTGGAAAGCTGGCAGTTAAGCGGTTGCTTCTTGAGTCAGGTTGACTGGGGTGCAATGGACTACAAGAGCAATGAACCTGTAATGATTGCACTAACAATCAAATACGACAACGCTATTCAAACATCATTGGCCAATGGTCAATCTGGTATGGATCCAAGAACCTCAATGGGTGATAAGACTTCTATCACTGGTTAATACAGTAATTGAAATTATAAAAACCTGGATTAAAACCCAGGTTTTTTTATGGACTAAATATTAGTATGAATGCCTTACAAAATCTAGTAGCTGCCGCGCCAGCAAAACCTGCGTCAGATTATGATAGTACTCTGACGGGCCAAGCAATCCTCAAGGATTATGCACACGGCAAGAAAATTTTCTTAGACGGCAATTACCGCCTAAGTCCCAAGTACGGATTCTTATTCTATGTGGAATTTGACTTTAACCCCTTGATCAGCAATGTGTCAAATACTAGCGCTCAAGAGTTGGGCATGATTGTTAAAAGCTGTGGCTTGCCAAAATACACCATTGATACCAAACTGCACAATGCTTACAATCGTGTAAATATTGTGCAAAATAAAATCAAATATGACCCGATCACTATCTCATTCCACGACGACCAAGCTGACAATGTTCGTAACTTTTGGTATGATTACTACAGTTATTTTTATCGCGACAGCGACTATGCAGATGTCACATATCAGGGTATAAGTAAATATCAAAGCCGTGCCAGTTTTGATTGGGGATATAGTCCGCGTCCAGCTCCTAGCTATAACAATTCAGCCGGTTACCAACAATATCAATATATACAGGCCATACGTATATACAGCCTGTACCAACGACAATTCAGCGAATATCAGCTGGTCAATCCGGTTATTACCAGCTTTAGCCATGGCGCACACACACAAGGTGGTAGCGATTTGGTTGAGCACTCAATGAGTATTCAATTTGAAACAGTAAAATACCTAACAGGTTATACAACCTCAGACACAGCTGGCGGCTTTGTTGATTTACATTATGATAAACAGCAAAGTCCATTGGCACCCGGTAATGGTGTGGATTTTGTTGATAACGGCATGGGCGGAGTTACCAGAGCTGGGCGAGGAATAAAAGATCTAGCCTATGACAACTACATGACACAGGCCTCGTTTGCACAAACTGGTCTACAAAGCGGTGTAGTACAAACAGTTGGCAGCACCGGTGCAGCATTTGGCGGTGCTACTATATTGAGCACCTTGAGTGGTGGGGTCAACAGTGGCGGATTTAGTCTACCCAACCTAGGAAGTTTAAAAGCAGGTATACCAAGTCTGGGAATGATTGGTCAACAATTAACAGCTGGAGTAGCCGGTGGTATCGGCGCCGGAGTAGCCGGTGTAGCAAATCAAGTGGTCGGGCAACTGGGCAAATTGGTCAATTCGGCAGCCAATGAAGTACTTGGTGATTTAGGTATAGGTAGTGTAGGTGGAACCAATCTAGTTGGCGGCCTGGCTGCAGCAATCAGTAATCCTGGTGCTGCATTGGCCACTGTGGCTGGTGGGTTAACACAGTATGCAACACAGGCCATCTCCGGAGGCCTGCAGGCCGGAACTTCATCATTACTAAGTGGAGCATCCAAGGCCATCTCCGAAGGCCTGCAGGATGGAACTTCATTATTAAGTGGAGCATCCAAAGCTATTGATGGACTTGCCACAAAGGTTGTCAGTGCAGCCGGTGATGCTTATAATGCTATTGCCGGTGAAGCCAGGGCATTGTACTATGAGGCAACCACTGACACCAGCGGATACAGTGATCTATTTTAATTTAATATGACAACCAATCAACAATACACCACTGCTACCAACCTGCAAGGTCCCAACCTGAGTGGCAATCTTACTAGTACACAAAAATATTTTAATAATTTTTATTCAATTGATTCCGTTACCGTTCTTCCAATGATTCTTTTTTTGGCTTTCTTTAAAAATTTTATTAAAATTAAAAATTAACCAAAAATTTTGGCCGCCGCATTATTTTATCAACCAAAAATC